AAGATAGTGCCTATACCAATAATGCCCAAGCTACATGAAGTACTTGAGCCACGTATCAATAACAAGCATAAAGATGCTCTAGTTTTTGGAGACGACTGGGAAACCGTAGACACACTGGCTTATTGGTTTAACAAGAATCGTTCTTATGCATTACCTCAAGACAAACAGTATCCATTGAAGCAGCTGCGCCACACATTCTGTAGTGCGTTGTTGATGATCGATACTCCAATCGACAGAGTATGTGACATCATGTGCCACAGCTCCGTTGAAGTTACGAGACGTTATGCCAGAGCGTTGGGCAAACAGAAGAGCAGAGACTTGGTTAATCTCGCAAAGGCTTACCACACAGGCGAGCTGCAAAAAATGCAAAAAGTTTTAACCGAGGAAGATAGATATGCAATGGCAAGGGTTCATTCCACATCAGCGGATGTGGCGGCAGACCCCCAATTTCAGCCACTTACGTCGTATAATAATGAGGTTTTCACATCCGCCGATGCTCGAAAACCCTTTGCGGACGTGGCGGAATTGGTAGACGCGCACGTCTAAGGAGCGTACGTGGAACAATTGCATATATTTAGGGATTGGGCTAAAAACCCAGTCCCTTTCTTAATAGTTATTCCTCCACTTAGGCAACAGTCGGATGGAATAAGCGGACGTGTAAATACACCTATCACAATCATTAATGCAAGCAGCTGATCTGGAAAGACAGCAGGAGTTCGAGCGAAAGCAAATACGAGGTGGACTAGAAAAGATTCGATCTGATACTAAAAAGTTGATAGAAAAGGATTATGCATCAGCCACAGTTTTTGGCTCGTCATCAATTGACTCACTGCTGCCATATTTTATTAAAGAAATAAATGAAAAAAAGGAAAAAAGAAAGAAAATTGCAACGGGAGGAGCTGGACATCTTATCGAGCTACTCCCTTTCATATTTGACATCGATACTGAATCACAGGCTGCAATCACAGCCAAGCTTACATTTGACAAAGTATTCTCACCCAAGAAAAAGAGTGATCAGCTGACCAACATAGCTCTAGCTGTTGGCACTGCATTGGAGGCAGAGTCCCAGATGCGTTACTACGAAAGGGTTGCGCCAGGATTGTTCGCCGTTCTTAAAAAGAATTACTGGCATCAAGCCAAGGGCACTGACTACAAACGCAAGTCAATGCAGACCCTGATGAACAAGAGTGAGGTCGAGCAATGGAAAGCATGGGGACAAAATCATAAGATACAGATCGGAACTTGGTTCCTTGATTGTTTCTGTAGATCCTCTGGCTGGTTCGATAAAAGTAAAAAAATAGAAGGCAAAAGACAAACTTGGATAATAGTTCCAACCGAATCATTCTTAATACATGCAGAGGAAATTAAACGAATAACTGAGTTATTTTCTCCTCAATCTTTACCGATGTTAATTCCTCCTAGAGATTGGCATGAGTTTGCAGATGGCGGTTACTATTTAAACGAGCTAATCAATTGCCATGAGATGGTTCGGAGGGGGGTACCCTACGTTATACAGGGGAGAAAAATCTATGAATTTTTGAACCTGATACAGAAAGTTAAATATAGATTAAATGACTTTACTGTAGAGGTTGCAGAGGTACTAGAGGAGAGAGGAATAGAGGTTGGAAAGTTCCGACCAATCATCCATCATCCCGAACCTCCGAAGCCGTTTGATATTGATACGAATGAGCAAGCACGAAAGGAATGGCGAAAGAAAAAAGCCGTTTTTCATAATAAAAATAAAAATGAATTTCGAGCTAGTTGTAGAACAAGAATGACTATGAACTGTGTCAAGCAGTTCAAAGGAATCGACTACTACGTGCCCATGTCGTTTGATTATCGGGGAAGAGTATATCCCATACCCTCATTCTTAACTTGTCAGGACACTGACTTCGGGAAGAGCCTAGTTAGATTTGCTGACGAGGCACCTATCACTGAAGAAGGTGAGCAATGGCTGAAATTCCAGGTAGCCACTACGTTTGGACTGGATAAAGCTACCATTTGTGAGCGACTGGCTTGGGTAGAAGAAGAGGAGAATATACAAAGAATTATTAGAGTAGCTACTGATCCAATAAATTCAATTGGAGACTGGGAAACTGCTGACGAACCATGGCAATTTTTGGCTGCATGCGAGGAATACTACGCTGTAGTCATTGCCAAATCAAGGACGACCACAGGTCTATGTGTAGCAACTGACGCGACTTGCTCAGGAATACAGATACTTGCTGGATTGTGCCGTGATAAATCAGCAGCATCTTTAGTAAATGTTTTACCTAGTGATAAACCTCAAGATGCCTATCAGGTTATAGCTGATAAATGCAGACATCAGATACCCGAAAGACTACGCCCTCACTGGGATAGGAGTCGGGTGAAAAGAACAATTATGACAATACCCTACAATGCTAAACCTTTTAGCAACAGGCAGTACATAAGAGATTCTTTCAAGGATGTCGGTATCGAGGTCGAGAAGGATGAGCTGACCCAGATGGTCAAAGCTGTCCGAGAAGCCATGGAGCTAGTGCTGCCAGGGCCTATGAGGGCAATGCGATGGATAGAAACTGAAGTTGCAAACGCCATAAGAAAGGGAGCTGAAGAGATATCTTGGACTACCCCATCAGGATTTGAAGTTACCCAGCGATTGATGAAATCTAATCGTAAAACGATAGAGCTGAAGTTACTGGGTCGAGTACAAATCAAGGTAGCTGACGGTGAAGATGGTGTCGACATACGACATCACAGGAACGCCACAGCACCAAACCTGATTCATTCCATGGATGGGAGTCTATTAGCACTCAGTGCCATACAGTTTCATGCACCAATTGCTTTGATACATGATTCCGTTCTATGTAGGGCAACTGATATGACCCATCTCTCCACTCTTGTAAGAAATACATACATGCATCTATTCGCAGAGCATGACTACCTACGTGACTTTGCCCAAGCTATTGGAGCTGAGTCTGAACCACCGATTATTGGAGACCTTGAACCGTCCGAAGTAATTGATTCCACTTATTTTTTCTGTTAATGCCAAGAACAATACACATCACGAAAGATCCTGTAACCCTTGAGGGCTATCAGGCGATATTAAAACCAAGTAAGTTTGGTTACTCCTTGAAGGCTGTTGTCGGTCAGGAAGTAGTCGACGCGCTTGAGACTGAAAGAGCTGACTGTCTTAAATGGGCAGAGTCAAAACTAAAAAATCCTAAAAGATCCACTTGCCGTCCCGAACCATGGGAAGAAGTAGAGAAAGGAAAGTACATAGTTAAGTTTTCATGGGCTGAAGATAAGAAACCACCTGTTGTAGATACTGAAGGCGTTCTCATAAAAGATCTAGATACACCTGTATATGAAGGATCAAAAGTTAAGATTGGATTTCATCAGAAGCCATACATACTTAGAGACGGCGTAACCTATGGCACCTCACTCAAGCTATCTGGAATACAAGTTGTATCCATAATGGCAGGAGCTGGAGTAGACACAGGTGACTTAGATGAAGATGGCGTAGCTGAGTTGTTTGGTAAGACTGCTGGATTTAAGGCAGAAGACCCAAACGTCAGTCCAGACCTGGCACCTAGCTCTGTCGAGGATGATGATTTCTAATGTTCAAATCAGGATTAGAGGAGAAAGTCTCTGATCTCTTATGTGAACTAGGTGTTGATTATGAATATGAAAGCGTAAGTTTGGCATATACAATTCAGCACCTTTATACACCAGATTTCGTACTGCCCAACGGCGTAATACTAGAGACTAAAGGATATTGGAGACCCGAAGATCGACGCAAAATAAAACAAGTAATGCTCGAGAATCCGGATATAGATTTGAGGATCGTGTTTCAAGATCCCTATAAAAAAATTTCAAAGAAATCAAAAACCACCTACGCAAAGTGGTGTACCAGATATGGAATTAAATGGTGCGCCTTTCATGCGATACCCATAGATTGGCTGACATGACAGAAAGCGAATTTATAAGACACGAACCTTGCAGCAACTGTGGATCATCTGACGCTAACAGCATCTACTCAGATGGTCACAGCTTCTGCTTTGCTTGCCAGACTTACGTAGCTGGCGACGACGATATTCACACACATAAAATGCACCCAAATGTTCAATTCAAAGGATCAGCCCAAAGGCTGCAAAAACGACGAATTAGCGAAAAAGTATGCCAATTTTACAAAATATACAGAGACGAGGCATACCTACGATTCCCTTATTACGACAGCTCTGGATGTCTTAAAGGATTCAAAGTAAAGAGTAAACAGAAAGACTTTAAATATGAAGGAGTTTCCACTGATACCTTATTTGGTCAACATCTTTTCCCAAACAGCGGTAAGCGTATCGTCATTACTGAAGGCGAACTGGACGCCGCTAGTTGTTATGAAGCGATGGAGAACTGGCCGATGGTTTCGCTACCACATGGGGCAGCGGCAGCCAAAAAAGACCTTCAGAAACAAATACCTTTACTACAAGGCTATGAGGAAATAGTTCTATTTTTTGATAATGATGATGCAGGACGAAAAGCATGCGAGGAAGCGGCATCGATCCTCCCTCTGGGAAAAGTCAAGATCGCAAGACTCGAACAGTACAAAGATGCATCCGACGCACTGCAAGCGGACGACAAAGATGCTATTAGAAGAGCTATCTGGGATGCTAAGGAATATCAGCCCGACGGCATAGTTGACGGTAAGTCTTTATTAGAAGAAGTAACCACTCCCAGCCCACCTTGTGATCACCGATATCCCTTTCCAGGACTGCAATCTATGACCCATGGCATACGCTATGGAGAACTGACAACGATCACAGCTGGAACTGGTCAAGGCAAATCTACTTTCTGTAGACAGCTGGCAACTGAGTTACTCAACTCGGGAGAGAAAGTCGGGTACATCGCATTGGAGGAATCCAACAGGCGAACAGCTTTAGGACTTATGTCTGTGGCTGTAGGCAAAGCCTTGCACCTTGGCGAACATGATTATTCCACTTTAAAAGATGCCTACGATTCCACTATCGCTAATTGGAACCTTTATCTATACGACCATTTTGGTAGCTTATCTTCGGATACTATCTACAGTCGCATCGAATATATGGCTCTGGGTCTAGATACAAAAGTAGTTTTCCTTGATCACTTATCCATATTATTGTCTGGCATGGACGGGAGTATGGATGAGAGACGCACCATAGATAAAACCATGACTGATTTAAGAAGTCTGGTTGAACGTACAAAAATTAAATTATTTCTAGTTTCTCACTTACGTAGAGCACAAGGAGATAAAGCCATAGAAGATGGCCAGAAAGTCAGCATCGGAATGCTGAGAGGATCAGCAAGTATAAGTCAGTTATCTGATACCGTTGTCGCTTTAGAGCGTGACCAACAAGCAGACACTGACGTCTCAACTCTAAGAGTTCTAAAGAATAGATACTCAGGGGAGACAGGCATAGCTGCATCACTTAAATACGATAAATCTACCTGTAAATTCAATGAAACTACGGAGCCAGTTTTCTGTCCCAGTACAGACTTCTGAAGAAAAGAAAAAACCTAAAAAGAAAAAGAATGTCAGAAAAACAAATGCTGATATTTGATTGCGAAACCGACGGATTATTACATGACTTTTCTACGATACATTGCATCGCCATCTATGACGCCCAAAAGGAAGAAACCTTCGTATTTAATCATCAGGGTGATCAATGCGGACCGATCACGGAAGCTTGTCATTGGTTATCCAGTGCTGATGTTATTGTCGGTCATAATATTATTTCTTTTGATCTACCTGTTCTTCGGAAAAGTTACTCTTGGTTTGAGCCTAGTGGGACTGTTATTGATACTCTTACTCTATCTCGGCTGTACCATCCAAACATGATGGATATAGACAAGAGAAGGAATATACCAAGAATGCCACTACAACTTTATGGAAGACATAGTTTAGAAAGCTATGGCTATCGCCTTGGCGAATATAAAGGAGAGTTTGGTAAGACCACAGATTGGAAAGAATGGTCACAAGAAATGCAAGATTATTGCGTACAAGACGTACAAGTAACAATCAAATTAGTTGAACACTTTAGGAAAAAAGTATGCGAATCCTAGATTTATTTTCTGGGTATGGTGGCTTTTCTTATGGTGCAGAGAAATTAGTTGGAGGATATACAACCACCCAGTTTGTAGAAAAAGACGAATTTTGCCAGAAAATTTTAAAAAAACACTGGCCGAATGTACCAATACATGACGACATAAATACATTTAATGCTAAACCAAACCAATACGAATTACTCACAATTGGCTGGCCGTGCCAGGATATCTCAGTCGCTGGCAATCAAAGAGGAATTAAATCAGGTACTAGATCATCTTTGTTCTATCAAGGAATCAGATTGTTGCGAGAGCTTCAACCTAGATTTGCCTTATTTGAAAATGTCAGAAACCTTATCGGACACGACTCAGGAAAAACCTTTAAAGAAGTCCTCTTCCAAATTGCCAAAAGCGGGTACGATGCGGAATGGCAAGTGTTATCCGTGTCAAAACATGCACGAGGAGTTCATAGAAGAGAGCGCGTATTCATTATTGCCTACCCCAAATACTTTCGATTATCTCCCACCGAGAGGTTACGAATCTATGGTGAAGCAAACAACAATACACAGGAAAGGCAGAACAAAATTGAGCAACTTGAGAGAAGCTGTGAATCCATACACAGTAAAATTATTCAACGCCCTTCAAGCTGGTCAAACGGAAGATATTTCCTCAATCCCAATCCAAACGGATATAGTTCTAAATCCACAATATGTAGAACAGATAATGGGTTTACCCGTGGATTACACAAAAGTCGAATAACCGCGTTGGGAAATGGAGTAGTACCTCATGTTGCTGCAATTCCATTACAACGAATTAAAAAATTAAATGAATACTTTTCCACCATTAAATGACGCCTGTCAATTAGAGCATCGCGTCGCAGAAATTTTAACGGAACAAGAAATACATGGATGGTACTTTGATGAACCAAAAAGTCAGCAACTTGAATCACATCTCCGAGGAGAGATGGAAAAACTTGTTGAAGTACTTCGAGAACAATTCCCTCTCATTGGAGGAGCGTTGTTCACTCCTAAACGAGATAACTCATCCCAAGGATACAGAGAAGGAGCACAGCTCCAAAGACTAAAAGAATTTAACCCAACATCAAGAGATCACATAGCATGGATTCTGACGAATCGTTTGAATGTCAAACTGACCAAGACCACAGCGACTGGGAAACCAATTATCGACGAGACTACATTGACGGAGATAAATATTCCCTTCTCGAATCAATGTGCGAAATGTTTGACGATAAAGAAGCAGCTTGGAATGATATCCGACGGCGTGAACGCCTACAACAGGCTTGTTACTGGTAATGGAAGAATACATCACCATTGCTCTATGGCAACTAATACTTTTAGATGTGCCCATCGGAAGCCAAATTTGGGGCAAGTTCCTGCTTCAAAAGAATTTAGAGAACTCTTCAAAGCCAGTCCAGGACTGGTAATGGTGGGATCTGACTTAGCTCAAATCGAGTTACGATTACTCGCTCATTATTTAGCGAGATATGACGGTGGCAGATATGCCGACCTTCTACTTAACGATGACATTCATCAGATAAACGCTGATAAGATTGGCATCTCAAGAAGACAAGTCAAGACTGTAACTTATGCCTACTTATATGGTTCGGGCAATGAGCGACTAGGTTTGTCGTACGACAGCACCTTGAAGTCAGACCAAGCTAAGAAGAAAGGAAAAGAAATTCGCAAAGCATACGTCGAAGCTATTGATGGACTAGCTGAACTACAGGATGCCGTCGTAAAGAAGGGATCAGGTGGATGGCTGAAAGCTATCGATGGAAGGCGTGTACCAGTTGACTCAACTCATAAGAGTCTCAACTACCTTTTGCAGTGCTCCGCAGGAGTCATCGCGAAGCGTTGGATGGTAATAGCTAACGACTTATTTAAGAAAAATAATGTTCACACACATCAACTAGCCTTCATTCACGATGAATTGCAGTTTGAATGCGAACCAAAAGATATCATCTCCACAAGGTATGGACTAGAAGCGTCAGCAACTCTAGCTGGAGAATACTACAACCTAAGATGCCCAATCGCCGCTGATGCGAAGCATGGAGAGACATGGGCAGACGTACATTAATTTATGAAAAAAATAGATAGAAATGGCGACTCATGGGAATATTTAGTCCTATATAAAGCCAGTAGAAAAGAATGTGAAGTTTCGAGGAATGCCTACAAAGTAGGACCTTATGATTTGATTCTCCACATCAATGGAAAGTCCTATAAGTGCGATGTAAAAGTTGACACTAAAAGATATAAGGATAATTACTACCCAAATCCCAGATTAAGCAAACTTCCTGACGATGTTTACATGATTTGCGTGAATCCAATAACTGAAAGAGTTTATTGGCATTCAAAGAAAGTACCAGTTGGATTGGAGGCGTTTTGGGAATGAAATTACTGATTGATTGCGATTACATTGTTTATAAATGTTGTGCAGCTACAGAAACAGAGATTGATTACGGAGATGACGTAATTGTTGTTAGTTCTAGCTTCAGCGAAGCATACAAATGTGTTCAAAGAGAGTTAGACAGAATAAAACAAGAATTTGGCGAATTTTCGGATCTTATTCTATTTTTTACAAGCCCCAATAATTTTAGGAAAAAAATTTTTCCGGAATACAAAGGGCATCGAAATAGAAAAAAGCCCTGTGGATTCAAAAGGGTAGTAAACAAACTTAAACAAGATTATAAGGTAATTGTTCGGGAAGGATTGGAAGCTGACGATGCACTAGGTATCTACGCAACCAAGTACCCAGACAACGTTATAGTCTCTCCTGATAAGGACATGAGGCAGATAGCTGGCAAGTTATATGACTTCAAAGAAACCGTAGACATTACTCCAGAAGAGGGTGCTAGATGGCATCTAATACAAACCATGAGTGGCGACAACACAGATGGTTACTCGGGTGTGCCAGGAATTGGGATAAAACGTGCCGAACAAATCTTTAAATTAAAAGGCTACACATGGAAAGCAGTTGTAGAAACTTTTGAAGAGAAAGGCATGACAGAAGAGGATGCATTAGTAAATGCAAGACTCGCTCGGATACTAACTGTCGATGATTATGACTCAGAAAAAAAAGAACCCATACTCTGGACCCCCACGACCGGTTACAGAGTTGACGATGGAGCAGGACTTGAAGCTACGCCAGCTTGAAATCCAATGTTCAAAACCAGAGACAAAAAAGGAGGACATAACTGTTGTCCTTCTAGCTCTACAGGAGCAAGCATTTGTCTTAGGAAATTGTGTAAAAAACCTTATAGAAAAATGGCCAAAACCACCAACGACCACGGACCCTCGTACTACAGACGAGGTGCCATTGATGTTTGGGATTTTATTAGAGACCAAGGACTCGGATTCCACCTCGGAAACGTGATCAAGTACATATGCAGAGCAGGATATAAACATAACGATATAGAAGATTTACAAAAAGCCGTCCACTACCTACAGAACGAAATTGAATACCGAACCAGAAACAATAGCTAGGACTGGAAGAGTCCAGCAATGGATTGATAATCCCACCTCACGTCTACCCGTTAGTTGCACGATCTTCGTAGTTGAAGACTCAATGGAGGGAGCAAATGGAATCGAAGCAAGCTGGCGATTTGTATCGCATGCTCTGCGCTTTGGAGCAGGAGTTGCAGTCCACCTGTCGAAACTGCGACCCAAAGGAACTGAAACAAATAAGGGACCTGACACGCTTGTTGCAAGCGGTCCAGTGTCCTTCGGAAAAATCTACTCAACATTAAATGAAATACTTAGAAGAGGCGGTACGTACCGCAATGGTGCCTGTGTCTTGCACCTTGATATTAATCACCCCGATATTCTTGAGTTCGTGCTCGCAAAAAGAGAAGAACTCCCATGGGTTAAGCGATGTGTTGATGTCACCCCAGAGTGGTGGGATAATACAGAAGCTGGAACAAAGGAAGCAATCCTACGAGGAATTGCAGCGGGAGATATTTGGCTCAACAAAGTAAAATACGATGACAAAAACAACAGAATCTACTCCAACGTCTGCCTGGAAGTTTACTTGCCCTCACGTGGAACTTGCTTGCTCCAGCATGCCAATCTCGGTGCCTGTAGTGTGCGCGACCTCAGACAAACTTTCTCTAAAGGTATGTCCGAGCTGTGCGATCTTCATGGCAGAACAGGTGTTGGAGGGTCTGGAGAATACTTACCCTCGAGTATCGATAGGCAAGTCGGGTTCGGAATGCTTGGCTTGGCCAACTTCCTCAGACAAAACCACATCACCTACAAACAATTCGGAAACGAACTAGAGAAGATAAACTCTGGCGTCCCGTTTGAGTTTTCACCAGCCGGCTATGCAGCAAGAGAATTACTCTTTGCGATTGAAGATGCAGCGAACATAGCCAGAAAAAATAATATGGTAAGAGCATTTGCCATAGCTCCTACTGCATCATGTTCATATAGAAGTAAGGATCTAGAAGGGTTCACTTCTACACCAGAAATCGCCCCACCCATAAGTCGTGTAGTCGACCGAGACTCAGGAGAGTTTGGCGTAACCAGATACGAATACGGAGACGTAGAAATTGCCAGCGAAGTAGGCTGGGATGCATACAAAAAAGTAGCTGACAACATCATGTTGATGCTAGATAAAACAGGCTTGCTTCATGGCTATAGCTTCAATTCTTGGAGCGACATGGTGACTTACGATGAGGCATTTATAGAAGAGTGGATGAAATCACCACAGACTTCTCTTTATTATGCACTTCAAGTTATTTCAGATACGCAAGATAAGTCAGATGCCTACGCAGCACTGGATGAGTCAGAGATAGAAAGTTACTTGGCAGACATAATGAGCAACAAACCAGACGAAATGAGTTGTGACTGTCAACAATGAACCCTTACGAAAAATTATTAAAAAGAAAAAGAACTTGGACACCAGTCCAAACCACCAAAGGAAAATTTAAAGATGGAGCAGAAGAAACCATCTACCGTGCTCTTGCAGTACGCCACATGGAACTACCAGTTGGCGACTTTATATCAGAAGCACTCGATGAAATTCCTGAGAAGGCTAGAGAACTTCTGGAATCAAACGTGAAAGATGAGATCAAGCATGACCTCGCACTCGGATACATCACCAACGCCCACGGCGTAAATGATCAAGCTGAAGCTGAGGCACTACGCCTAAGAGATGCTTGGATGCAACATGCTGATCACACAATATTAAAAGCTCTTGTTATAGAGCGAGCTATATTCTTTGTTCTCTTACCGTTCTTCAGATTCAATGGAGACTCTGGATTGATGACTGTTTCGGCAGACATCTCCCGTGACGAACAAGTCCACGTAGCAACAAACTCCCTGGTATCACTAGAGTTAGGGCTAACACCTAGCCCATCTCTAGACAAACTAAGGAAGGCTACGATCAATTGGATTATGCAGCCACTGGCTATGCAGAATGACGATAAATATTTGAGCAAAAAATTTTGGCTCGATGCAAGCGACCGCCTTATGTATGAAGGCAAAGCACCACAATTAAACGAAACTAAGGCTGGCAGAATGCCGGCGTTCTTTGAGCATGACAACCGAAATCTCCCTCAATACGCTTAGGCTTCATAACGATAGGTTAGACAAGCTTATAAATAATCTTGAGGAAAATTTTGGATGGAAGCCAATCCATCCTAAAGAAGATGTACAGACAATAATGTACCGAGCTGGACAAGCCAGCGTCATTGAATATATAAGATCCATTATGGAGGAAGAAATCTAATGTGTGTATTCGGAGGGGGAAACCCAGCACCACCACCACCAGCTCCATTGCCACCACCACCACCAGTACCTCCTGCACCTCCAGCTCCATTACCAACACCGGAGCCAGTTGAACAGGACATAAACCCACAGGTACTTAAAGCTAAAACAAAGAAAGCAACTGGCGAAAACGCACAAGGCTCAAGTCAGTTAATGATACCTTTAGCACCAAACGTTAATACCGGAGCCAATCAAGGAGCCGGCGGAGGAATCAATAAATAAATGAAGACAACAGCACGTGAGAGATACAATCAATTAAGCAATGATCGAAGACAGTTCTTAGATAAAGCTATTGAGTGTTCTGAACTTACGTTGCCTTACCTTATACAAGACGACACAAATTCAAAACCAAACCACGAATCCTTAAAGGTACCTTGGCAATCAGTAGGAGCTTCCTGTTGTGTGACGTTGGCTGCGAAGCTTATGCTCGCAGTCTTACCTCCACAGACAAGCTTCTTCAAACTCCAAGTAAGAGAAGATAAATTAGGCGAAGAATTTAATAACCCACAAGTAAAAGGAGAACTTGATTTGTCCTTCTCTAAGATTGAGAAGATGATCATGGACTACATTGCTGCATCCAGTGACAGGGTGACTATTCATCAAGCACTTAAACATTTAATTGTTGGTGGCAATGCATTAATCTTTATGGGTAAAGATGGTCTAAAAACATTTCCCCTTTCAAGGTATGTCGTAAACCGAGATGGTAACGGTAACGTTTTAGAAATAGTCACTAAAGAATTAATTAGTAGAAAGGTATTAGAATTTGATATCCCAGAAGAAGTTCCCAACTCAGTTGTTGATGAAACGCAGAACAGTGAGAAGGATGACGTCGAGGTTTTTACCTATGTCAAATTAGTTGACGGTAGGTGGCAATGGCATCAAGAAGTATTTGGTAAAGTACTACCAAAAAGTAAGAGCACTGCACCTAAAGACGCCAGTCCCTGGCTCGTTTTACGCTTTAATACTGTGGACGGAGAAGACTACGGTCGTGGCAGAGTAGAAGAGTTTCTTGGTGACCTTAAAACATTAGAAGGTTTATCCCAAGCTTTAGTAGAAGGCAGCGCAGCCGCAGCTAAAGTAATCTTTCTGGTCAGTCCATCTTCAACTACCAAACCTCAAACAATTGCAAAGGCTGGTTCCGGAGCGATCGTGCAAGGAAGGGCAGAAGATGTACAGGTCGTCCAAGTAGGCAAGACAGCAGACTTTGCGACAGCAGAAAGAATGACTCAATCTATAGATAGAAGATTGAAAGAAGCATTCTTAGTTATGAATATAAGGAATGCCGAGAGGGTAACAGCAGAGGAGGTACGCCTTACTCAGTTGGAACTAGAGCAGCAGCTAGGTGGAATCTTTTCACTATTAACTGTTGAGTTCCTGATACCTTATCTCAACAGAACCTTATTAGTTTTACAGAGAAGTAATCAGATACCTAAGTTACCTAAAGATATAGTCAGACCTACAATCGTAGCTGGTATTAACGCTCTAGGTAGAGGACAAGATAGAGAATCTTTGACACAGTTTATTGGAACTATTGCTCAGACATTAGGACCAGAAGCTTTGATGAAATATGTACAGCCACTAGAAGCAATCAAACGCCTAGCAGCTGCACAAGGAATTGACATTCTTAATCTTGTTAAGACAGAACAGCAGATGGCTGAAGAGATGCAAGCTGCACAACAAGCGCAGACACAGCAATCTCTTACAGATCAAGCTGGTCAATTAGCTGGTACTCCAATGATGGACCCAACTAAGAACCCTCAACTTGCTGCTGAGATGCAACAACAATTGATGGGTGAACAACAAGAACCACCAATAGAAGAATAAATGCCAGAAGAGAACACATTTACAATTTCAGATGCCCAACCAGAAACAGAGGTTCTGACTCCAGAAGAGCAGGACTCTCTGAAAGTTGGGGAACAATTAGAAGCCGAACATGAAGGCTTATTAGCTGGTAAGTATAAAGATACAAAAGATCTTGAAAGTGCTTACCTTGAACTACAAAAGAAACTAGGAGACAAAGATGCCGTATCACAAGAAGGGCAAGGGGACGAGACCCAAGAAGTAGAAGAACCAAAGGCAGAAGACAACCCAGCCATGGCATTAATAACTGATGCATCTGCTGAGTACTATGCCAATGACAATACTTTGTCCGATGAAACGATAGAGAAGTTTTCATCTATGAGTAGTAAGGACTTAGTTAATGCGTATGTTCAGTCACTAAAGAATGCTCCTCAGCAACAACAGGCTCAGGAAGTTGAGATGACTGACTCACAAATTAACCAAGTACAAAACTCTGTAGGGGGAGAGAAACAATACAACGAGATAGTTTCATGGGCTGGTAAAAACCTCGGTAAATCACAGATCGAAGCATTCGATGGTGTAGTCCAGACAGGAAATGTAGAGATGATTAAGTTAGCAGTAGCTGGTTTAAAATCTCAGTACTCCGATGCCAATGGATTTGAAGGTACAACCTTACAAGGTAAGCCAGCAAAAGCTAGTGGCGATGTTTTCCGTAGTCAAGCTGAATTAGTAGCTGCTATAGGAGACCCACGTTATGATACTGACCCTGCATATAGGGATGACGTCATATCGAAATTAGATAGATCCAATATAGATTTCTAAATAATGGCTAGAAAACCAAACACTTCCCTTGGGAAAAAGACTAAACACTTACGTCCTTGTCCCTCTGGTTTCGTGCGTAAAAACGGGAAATGCGTTCAAGCAGGAGTAGGTCCCGAATATAAACCATGAGTAAAAGACAGCAATACGAAAACCTACTGACAAACATTTATCCTTATGAACCTCCTATACAGGTTCTACCAAAACAAAAACTAATGACACCAGAAGCAGAAAGATTTAATGGCTGGGCAGCAATGCTCGGTATCGTTGCAGCTCTAGGAGCATACGCAACAACAGGACAAATAATTCCTGGAGTTTTTTAAATGGCAGCTATCTCAGTAACAAGAGAAGCATCCAGTAACTGGCAGAAGTTTTGCGAATGGGTAACAAGCACCAACAACCGTCTCTATGTGGGATGGTTCGGTGTGCTTATGATCCCTTGCTTACTAACAGCCACTACATGTTTTATACTCGCCTTCATCGCAGCACCGCCTGTAGATATAGATGGCATACGTGAGCCAGTTTCCGGCTCGTTAATGTACGGGAACAATATTATATCTGGAGCAGTAGTTCCAAGCTCCAATGCAATAGGACTGCACTTTTATCCGATATGGGAAGCTGGCTCTTTAGATGAGTGGTTATACAACGGTGGTCCATATCAACTTATTATCTTCCACTTCTTAATAGGAGTAGCAGCATACGCTGGAAGACAATGGGAACTATCTTACCGACTAGGTATGAGACCTTGGATTTTTGTGGCATACACAGCTCCATTGTCAGCAGCTCTAGCGGTTTTTCTTGTATACCCTTTCGGACAAGGGAGTTTCAGTGATGGTATGCCTCTTGGTATTTCTGGTACTTTTAACTTCATGTTCGTATTCCAAGCAGAACACAATATCCTTATGCATCCGTTCCACATGCTCGGTGTTGCTGGGGTATTCGGTGGAGCTTTGTTCGCTGCTATGCACGGAAGTTTGGTTACATCTTCAATTGTTAAAGAAACAACGGACGAGGTATCACAGAACTATGGCTATAAATTTGGTCAAGACGAAGAGACATATAACATCGTTGCAGCTCATGGCTATTTCGGTAGATTAATTTTTCAGTATGCATCTTTCAATAATTCTCGTGCTCTACATTTCTTTCTTGGTACTTGGCCGGTTGTTGGCATATGGCTGACATCCATGGGTATTTGCACAATGGCATTTAACCTAAACGGCTTCAACTTCAATCAGTCAGTTGTAGATGTTAATGGCAAAGTTATCCCTACATGGGCTGACATTGTTAACAGACAGAACCTTGGCTTTGAGGTTATGCACGAAAGGAATGCACACAACTTCCCTCTTGATTTAGCTACTGCTGAGTCAACACAAGTTGCATTAACAGCCCCACAAATTGGCTAAAAAAATTTGGACTATATGGAAGTACGCTCTTGGTAGCTTTAGCGATGATAAGACTAAATCTTATGACAACGTTATAGCTATCACCCGTACTTTTATTTTCATCAGTTATTTAATAACTAATTGTTTTATCATCTCAGGCGTTATACGTCATTGGAATAACATGCCACATCAAACTAATAAAGCAAAAGCTCAGGTCACTTGGTTTACACCTGAACCTGAGACTAAAGAAGAAGAATACGAATCGTTAGAAGAAGCTCTAACTGGAGAAAAATTAAAGGAGCCAGAAGGAGATCCTTCTTATTAACGATGCGAGTCATAGATAATTTTTTACCGCCCGAAATATTTGAAGGACTTAGTAAGTACATAATGAGTTCTGATATGCCTTGGTATTTCATACCTTCAGTTGCAGACGTAACTGATAAACACGCACTTGATAATTACATGCACAGTCATTTGGCTTATGAAAATCACGTACCAATTTCAAATGTAATTGAAGTAGTTGCTCCTCTACTGAAAAACCTTGGCATGAAATCACTGATAAGAGTGATTCTTAATATGTATCCTTACACTCCTAAATTAAAAATCCATGAAGATCATGTTGATTTTCATTATTCACATAAGGGTGCGATTTTATATTTAAACACTTGTGATGGTTATACGTATTGCGAAGGAGAAAAAGTTTCTTCGGTAGCAAATCGTGTACTAATACATGACCCATCAAAGTTGCATCATAGTACGACTACTAGCGATGCACACCGAAGAGTTATATGTAATGTGAATTATTTTTAGCCACGTCCGTTCATCCCCTCGGGGACGCATGACTCCTAAGCATGGAACGGGGCTTAGGTATATGGAGATAACCATGAAGAAAGTTACTTTCGTATATCGTGGCGTTGCTTACACAAGAATAATCGGTTAAGCGATCTGGGAGGTGCAAGTCCTCCCTATTCAATTTGGCTTTTGACCCGTACGCGGATACTCATCAGCCGTCTAGACGGTGGGATAGACCACAATATAAACGAGTCCAATTAAGACTCACAACTTTTCGATCGAAGAGACAAGCAAATATACCTTTACATTTTAAGCAAATATCATGGCTCATCAGTCATCAGATTTGACTACCTCACTTACACGTCAAGGTCAGTCAAACTCAACAGGTGACGCTAGAGCACTTTACCTTCGTCTGTTCTCAGGCGAGATGTTTAAGGGTTTCCAGCACGAAGCAATCGCTCGTGACTTGGTTATGAAGAGAACATTGAAGAACGGTAAGAGTCTTCAGTTCATCTACACCGGTAGTACAACTGCTGAGTTCCATACCCCTGGAAATTCAATCTTAGGTAACAGTGACGGCGCACCTCCAGTCGCAGAAAAAACTATAACTGTTGACGACCTATTAATTTCAAGTGCCTTCGTGTATGAGCTAGATGAAACACTAGCGCACTTCGAGTTGAGAGGAGAGATCTCTCGTAAGATCGGTTACGCTCTTGCAGAGAAGTATGATCGCCTAATCTTTAGAGCAATCACAAGAGGAGCTAGAAGTGCTTCTCCAATCACAAAGAATAACTTCAAAGAACCTGGCGGAACACAGATCAGAGTTGGTTCTACAACTAATGATTCTGACGCTTACGTTGCGAGCAACCTAGTAAATGCATTCTATGATGCAGCTGCTGCTCTAGACGAAAAAGGAGTGAGTTCCCAAGGTAGATGCGCGGTCCTCAACCCAAGACAATATTATTCCCTCATAACTGATATTGGTAATAATGGTCTTGTTAATAGAGACGTGCAAGGTACTGCACTACAAGGTGGTAATGGAGTTGTAGAGATCGCTGGTATCCACATTTATAAGTCTATGAATATTCCTTTCTTAGGCAAATATGGTACTGCATTTGGCGGAACTACAGGTAAGACTTCACCATCTAACATGGGCGACAGAATTGGTAACACACTTGAGAACGCATCAGGTGCATCAACAGGAATCAACAATGACTACGGTACTACTGCTGAAGTAGGAGCTAAGTCTTGTGGATTAATCTTCCAGAAGGAAGCTGCTGGTGTAGTTGAGGCTATTGGTCCTCAAGTACAGGTAACAAGCGGAGACATATCCGTGGTATACCAAGGTGATGTCATTCTGGGACGTCTAGCTATGGGGGCGGATTACTTAAATCCTGCTGCCGCAGTAGAATTATATGTTGGTGCTACAGCTCCTTCTGCATTCTAATTTATTCATTTTATCGGGAGCTTCGGCTCCCTTTTTTTTTATCTATGACTACTCCAATAGCAACCGATACCGAACTATCCGCAGTTAATTCTATCTTGGGTAGCATAGGTCAATCACCTATAACCACTCTTAATTTTCAAAATCCAGAAATTTCATTTATTCATAATATTTTAACTGAAGTAACTAAAGATCTTTTAAACGAAGGCTGGCACTTTAATACAGAAGAACATGTAAAAATCAGTCCAGATGCAAATGGAAATATAACCATACCAAAAGACTATTTACGTTACGACATTAATGAAGGTCAAGTTGATAGGCATATGGATGTTGTAAAAAGAAACGGCAAATTATATGACAAGGTAAATCACACAGATGTCTTTGACCATGACATGGAATTAGACGTTGTTTATCTATATAACTTTGAAGATGTACCTTCAGTTTTTCAGAGATATATTATCGCTCGTTCCTCTACTAGAGCAGCTACTCAGCTAGTTACAAATCCAAATTTAGTAAAACTATTACAACAACAAGAAGCCTTAGCTCGTGCTTCCTTAATGGAATATGAAACACAGCAAGGAGATCACTCCTTCCTTGGTTGGCCGAAGAATAGTGTCTACAGATCCTATCAACCATACAAATCCTTAATTAGATAATGGCAAGTGTTACACAATTAGTACCAACATTAACTGGGGGAATCTCGCAACAGCCAGATGAACTCAAAATTCCAGGACAGCTTAATGTTGCAGACAATGTATTACCTGATGTAACACATGGTTTGCTTAAACGTCCTTCTGGTCAATTTATAAAATCACTGAGTGATGGAACTAATAATTCCCAAACAAATGGTAAATGGTTTCATTACTACAGAGATGAAGCAGAACAATATATAGGTCAAGTTAGTAGAAGTGGTGATATCAATATGTGGAAATGCAGCGACGGTTCAGAAATGAATGTTGTTGGCTCTACCACAGCAATGGCTAACTATCTGACTCACAGTGATGACGAAGATATACAGACTCTAACTATTAATGACTTTACGTTTCTTACAAACAGGTTAAAGACTGTAGCTATGTCTTCTACTAAGTCACCCGTCAGACCGCCGGAAGTGTATTTAGAGTTAGATCAAATAAAATATGCTGCCCAATATTCCTTAAATATATTTGATAATACAAACTTCCAAAGCGTCAGTACATGTACAAGACTTAGTGGAGAGCTAGTTAGATCAAGCAATAATTACTGTAATAGTGATGGAACAATAGCAAGTCATACAGCTCGAGTTAATAACACAACTAGATGTGATGCTTCTACAGCTTCACCTAATGATGATGACTTAGCTCCTAACGTTGGTACCAGAATATTTGAGGTAGGTAGTGGAGTTACGTTAGTTGATAACGATGCTATTTCTACAGATGGAGGAACTGATTTTTCTTATCAAGCAAATATTTATAACGCATCTGGGACAGGAGGTCAGACTGGAAGATCTAATCTATATTTCAGAATTACTACCACTGGTCAGTCCACACCTGTAGGGGCAGGATCTAACGTTGAGTACAGAACTAGATATACCACCAACGTAGATATGTTATACGGCGGTGAAGGTTGGCAAACTGGTGATCATTTCTATGTATATATGAAAGATGGTTATTACAAGATAACTATCGACGAAACCAGTACTTCGAGCGTACAGGCAAACCTTGGTTTGATCAGACCTAACCCTACATCCTTCGATACCAAAACTACTGTTACTGCTGAATCTATATTGGGTACTTTAAGATCTGAGATCATAGCTACAGGTAATTTCACCAGCTCGAATGTACAGATCATAGGTAATGGAATTTATATAACTAGACCTTCCGGTAGTTTCAATATGACAGCTCCTAACTCAGAGCTTATGAACGTTGTAGCAGGAAGTGTACTGGTAGTAGATGATTTACCAAGACAATGTAAACATGGAATGGTAGTACTTGTTAGAAACAGTGCTGATGAGAAAGATGATTACTACGTAAGATTTGAAGGAAATAATGGGAAAGATGGTAATGGTACATGGGAAGAGTGTGTCAAACCTGATGAAGAAATTAATTTTGATGCTGGCACTATGCCACTTCAATTAGTCAGAACTAACGCAACAACATTTACCTTATCTACAGTCGCTTGGGATGAAGCACTTGTAGGAACTACAGCTGAGGATGGTACAAACCCTCGTCCGAGTTTTGTGGGGGCATCTATTAACAAGATGGTTTTCTTCAGAAACCGTTTAGTTATGCTGAGTGGTGCAAACATAATCATGTCCAGACCTGGAGATTTTTTTAATTTTTTTGCAAAAACTGCAACCACATTTTCCAACAGTGATCCTATAGATTTATCCTGTAGTTCTACATTTCCAGCTACCGTTTTTGATGCTATACAAGTTAACTCAGGATTAGTCATATTTACTAAAAATCAGCAATTTATGCTGACAACAGATAGTGACGTATTAAATCCAAATACTGCAAAAATTAATGCATTATCAAATTATAATTTCAACCATAAAACTAATCCAATATCTTTAGGTACCACAGTAGGTTTCTTAGATAACGCTGGAAAAAATAGTAGATTCTTTGAAATGTCTAATATTAGACGTGAAGGAGAACCTAAAGTTGTTAATCAAAGTCAAGTAGTTTCTCAATTATTAGATAAAAATCTAACTTTAGTTTCAGCCTCAAGAGAGAATAACATTATTTTCTTTAGTGAAGTTGGTACTAACAAGTTATTTGCATATAGATATTTTGACTCAGGAAACAAAAGAATCTTAGCTGCATGGTTTAACTGGACTGTTACTGGAAATATTGTCTATCACTGCATGCTAGATGACGCATTACATGTAGTAGTGAGAAATAACAACAAAGATCAATTACTAAAGTATTCAATAAAACAGGATACTGATGGTACTTATGTAACTTCTGGAGATACATTTACTGTTCACTTAGATCATGCAATGTCAGTGACCACGGCTGGTAATACTTATAATTCCACTACTGGTAAAACTACATTCCCTAAACCTACTGGCTTAGAAAGTACAAATCAATTAGTTGCTTACGACGTTGATACTGCGAATAACAACTTAGGTAGATATGCAAAAATAACAGTCAGTGGATCGAACCTAGTACTAGATGGTGACTGGTCAGGAGAAACATTTATTATTGGTTACTTGTTTAATATGCAAGTCGAGTTACCTACAATATTTTTTGGATACAAAGATGGAGAAGACTTTAGATCTGATACAAGAGCTGATCTAATAGTACATAGAGTTAAATTTAGTTTTGGCGATATAGGAATTTATAAACTTACTTTAGATAGAGATGGTAAACCACAATACAGTGAAGAAAGAGAAGTAAATAGAGCTAACCAACAGACAGCTAACTCTCCTACCTTCTTAGCTGAAGATGTAGAAACTATACCAACTTACGAAAGAAATAAGAACTTAAAACTTACTGTGTCCTCAGAACACCCATCACCAGCAACAATGCTGTCGTATCAGTGGGAAGGACAATATACAACTAAATCATATAAACGTGTCTAAATACATTCACCCTGCAACGTTGGAAGCTGCTCTATATGTAGCTTCTAACTTGTTACCAGAGGATCGTTCGGAAGTAGCTGAGGGTCATGGACATGATCCTGAGAATGCAATAGTCGTAGGAATTAATAACTGTGACTCTGTATATTTCAAGGTACCGAATGGTGAGATAGCTGGACTAGCTGGCGTATATCACGATGGGCAGATCTGGATGCTCTGTACACCAGCTATCCTTAAATATCCACATACCTTTGCTCGAGAAGCTAAGAGGTTTGTGAAAAGTAGAAAAGAGAAGTTGCTCTGGAATATCGTTGATAAACGAAACAGGGTTCATTTAAAACTCCTCAAGTTCCTTGGGTTCAAATTTTTAAGGGAACTAAAACATGGACCTAATAATTTATCCTTTATAGAATTTTGCCGTGTGCAGTCCTAGTGCAGCCTTCGGTGGAGCGTCAAAGATACTTAGCGGTATAGGTCAAAGCCAACAAATCAAGGCACAGAATACAGCCAAAAGACGGGCATGGGAACGTCAGATGGAGATTCGCCATAGAAAGTGGCTACAAGACAGAACCTTATATCAGGCTAAGACAACCAAGCGTGCCATCGATATAAATGAAAATGATCTAGCAGCAAATCGTGCTTACGAAAAAGCTAGAGCAAATCTAAATGCAACCCGATCAAAAGCTTTGTCTCAGAACATGGGTTCATTTATGAAAATGGTTAGAGAAAAAGTTGGCAAGAGAGCAGCTGCCGGTGTTACTGGTAGATCAGCTCAACGCTACGAAACTTTGGTAGCAGCAGCTTATGGAAGAGAAGTTGGTAAGAGAGCCTTTGGTTTAACCCGTGGCTATGAAGCTTACAGAGAAAGTATTCAGAGAACAAGAAGACAAGCTTTAAGCGCAAGAAATAAATTAACAGAACCATTAGTACCAGTACCTACATTGGCTCCTAATTATCCTCCAATGCAGAACTCATCAATGCCAATATTCCAGGGAATCCTTGGTGCGGCTGGTAGTGCGTTCAGTGCTATGGAAGCAGATGGTGGAAACCTATTTAGTGGTGATCAAGCTATGGAAGGTGATTGGGATGTAAACCCAATACCAACTGGAGCTGATGGATTTACTGATTGGTCTCAAGCGGAGGTTATATATTAATGGCAAAAGAACCACAATTCGATCCCGTAGCATCTAAAGATTATATTCCCGAACTCGTAACTGGTTATAAACAGATCAACGAAGGAATGGATAATTTCTGGAGTCAAGAAATTGACAACTATAATTATGCAGCTTCTTTCGCTGGTGATGGTTTAAAACAGTTGGGCGAAATGTCCGAAACTATTGGTGGGATTTTAAAAGAAAGAGAAGATAAAAAAAGGCAAGAAGATTTTGCTAAAGGTTATATGTGGCTCTATGAAAATGGACTCCCAGATGAAACCCAACTTGCATATGACACTGCCACTGAAGAGTTATACGAAGAAGGGCGTGTTATTAATGACATGCGTACTGAGTGGGACAAAAGAGGTGGTGATATATGGAACTCTGTTGAATTTAAAAAGCTAAATAAAGCTGAACAGCATGGAGCTGTTGTTGCATTTGTTGAGGGAAAACTTCAACAATACAGTCCTTCTACTAATGAAGCTATGCAAAATGCAACTTCATACGAGGAGTACAAAGCTGCTGAATCAATAGCAAGATTAGATCTATACAGACAACTTGGTGATATCAACCCAGCTCTAGTAAATAAACATGTCTTTGAAGGGCAGCGTAAAAAAGAAGAAACTGCCTATAACAACTGGTATACAAAAAGAGAAAAAGAAATAAAAGAACAAGAAATAGTTGATGCCAAGAAAACACTTATGTCTTGTGCCATGACAGGTGCAGACGGAGTGAACTGCATAATGAATTTTGCGAATAATTATTCTGGTTTATATGGCGGTATTAAAGGTAAGGCTAGAAGAGAAGCTTTAGGTCATTTGAAATCTTTAGCAAATTCTGGAGTTTTAACAGAAGCTCAAACTGACAAAATGTTGGACATGGAATTTGTACATGCTGATGGCCATACAACTACTTTTAGACAACAATATCCAGCAGAAGCTAATGAGTTAGAAGATGCTGTAGATGATTATGCAACTAAGAAATACAACAGAGAACAGAATGAGCGTCAACTAAATGCTCACAACGATACTCAGGAATTTATCAAAGGTATTCCTGCTGACAAGATCAGTGAAAAAGGTTATGACTTAGAAATTATTAAACAGGCTCAACAATTACAGACAAAGCAAAAGATGATGTACAACGGTCATTCTGACCCGTACCTCCAAACAATGATTGATAGCTTACGTGAAGATAAGAACATTATAAAATCCAGGAAATTAGACGCAGAGCAAGCTTTTCTTGATGGAGAGTTAAATTCAGAAACTCTTAAAGAATATCCAATAATGGTTCAGTTAGATCCTGAGATACAAAAGAAAGCGAAAGCTGGAGATACTGTAATTGTTGGTGGTAAAGAGTATTTAAATGACTTGGAATCTATGGTTAAAAAAGCAGCCAAGTTAACGGCTGGTGGATATGACGATGGAGCTAATCAACTCTCAAGATACTTCCAAGCTAAATGGCAAAAAAGAGCTATAGAAATACATGAAGCTTTACCAGAAGGTGAGAAACATAAAGCTGGTCAAATGGCTTTTGATGAAATAAAAACTGATTTTGAATTTCAATCTAAACAAGGTGCAAGTGTAAGTATCTATCAGGATGATCTTGGTAATTATGTAAGTCCTAATGTCACCAAAGCAGATGAGTTAGCTGATACATCAAAATTAGTTGATAAAGCAATACAAAAAGAAAATTTTTATTTAAAGAGTATGGGAGTTACAGCTCTAGACTCTCCAAGACTTTTCTTTAGTGAACAAGAACTTATTGATATTCAGAACAACTCTGCAACTCAAGGTGTTTTAGTCATACCAGAAAAAGCTAAAAGAATTGCTAAAAAGTTCGACAATATGAATGCTATCGATGTCATCAATAGACAACGTGCATCACTAGGTATGGAACCACTTACAAGCGATGCATTAAAAGCATTTGATGGATTACCTACAGAATCTAAATTCTTACTTAATTACTCAGCAACAAGTATGACGTCTGCTCGTGCATGGGGCACCACTGGAGAAAACGTACAAGCTTTATCACCCAAACAAAAACTACTAGAATCCTTAAATTCCGATCTATTGGGAGATCTTAGTTTTGGCCATAAAATGGCAACATTTGAAACTGGTATTCAACTAGACAACCTTGGCTATAACTTTGACAGCACCGATGAATTATATAAGATTCTTAATTCCGAACAAAGAGATGACTATAACAGAGCACTTTATAAATACAGCGGTGGTACAGATAAATATGCTTTAAAAAACTTGATTATCGAAGGTCTTGAAAAAGATGTAGAAAACAGAACTAACAAATGAACGATTCAATAATGGATGAGTTGAATGAGTCTGTCCCTCGCTTAACTGAAGAAGCTTTAAAGTCTATGGATGAGTTTCAAAAAGAATCTCAATATAGACAACAAGTTTTACAGGAAGCAGCAGGAGGAGACCAAGGTCAAACAGAACAGACAAATCAACCTCAATCCCAATCAAGTTCTACGGAACTAACAGAGGTAGAGCCGAATAAAGTTGAAGGTCAGGCTTTATCTAGAAAAGATCATCGACTATACATAGAAGGAAAAATCAAAAGAGGTGAGAGAATTACCTTTGCTGATACCTTTTCCCATAACAGAGCAGATTTAAGAAACCCATTAAATGCTCCTAATTACCCAGCAGCCATGGGAGCTGGAATGGTAGATTTCGCCATTGATACAGTCAACATAATTCCTGGCGTTAAAATTCCAAAACTGCCTAAGTACGAAAGTGCAACTTTGCAGGGTATTAGAGAAATATCTGGCATCGTGATTCCTGCGTTATATGGAGGAATATGGTTAAAAGGCTTAGGAAGAGCAGCTCATGCGAAAGTTGGCTGGTCTATTGGAAATAACCCTTTAATGAAATTTATGGGTAATGCCGGAGCTGATGCTTTTGCTGGTGGTGTAGTCGATAGGATTAACACAGTAAACGAAACAGATCACAACGCTGCTGGTTCGTTAAAGAAAGCGTGGCCACAGACTTATGGCTGGATACCAGAAAACATTGCAACATTAGATAGCGATTCTCCAGAAACTAAGAGAATGAAGAATGTCAATGAAGGAATTGGATTAAGTTTCTTCGGAGATGTTTTGCTAGGTGGTACAAAATTACTTAGAGAACTAAAAGGTATAGATGACGCAACCCAATGGGTACCTAAATCTGAAAAGGCTAAGGCATGGGTTGATAAGAAGAATGCAAAGAAGACAAGAGTAAAAGACCCAGTAGAAAATGAAATGGTCATCAACAGTGAAAAGAGAAAGAAAGAGTTCACTGAGCTGGGTAAATATAATTTAGAAATTACTGAAGATATAGATCTAGATAAACCAATAAAAGGAGTACATAAACTCTACGATGATTATGAAGTTGGTTTTAGAACTCAGGATGCAGATATAGTTTCAGCATCAGTTGACGCTGTACGTATTACTAAAAATATAGATAGTGTCCAAGGAAGAGTTGGAAGTGTATTTACTGATTCTGCATTAAGAAAAGGTTTAAACCTTGATGATGGAGGATTTGATACTATGCGTCAATTATCTAAAGATTTGCAATTAGATGTTGAATGGCATGGTCAAACTGGAAAGGTAATTACACATAAAGAGGTTGTAGAAGTAGGAGAAGATCTAGCCGCAGCTTTATACGAAATGGATGTACCAGAAATGAAGAAAGTTATTGATACTTTCTTAACTGGTACCGACGCTGATACAGGTATTAAAGTTCTTAGCTCAGAAGGATATGTCGGAGTATTTAATGCAATAAAGAAATACTTTGATGACTATATGAATATGGACTTAGCACGTGCTCAAGCATATATGAGTACATCTTTAGCTGGACAAGTTTCTGATTTAGCAGAAGGTGCAAGACTTATGGAAGATGCACCCCAAGCTGTACAAAGAGCGCAAGAACAGATCCTAGATAGACTTCAATATTTAATGAATATTAAAGCGCAAACTTCTTATGCAAGAGGTAGAGCTTTGAATATGACCAATATATTTAATCGAATAAAAACACTAGATTTTAGAAATAAAGGCGGAAAGAAAAATATCTTAAATAATGCTTTTAATTATGTAAAAGAGCAGAAACAAGAAACAATAGAAAGTTTAAGGAAAATCACTATTGAGTCAAAAGAAGCTATTGATCTAATCCGCATGCTAAACGCGGAAAAGCCATCAATGTTAAAACCACTAATGTTGGCTTATGAAACTACTGATGGAAATGTAAATACCATTGCAAAGCTAAATAGATACTTTAAAGAATCAACAGGAGTATTTAGAAAAGCCTTAATAGATTTAAATCCTGATATGCCTTCTGTTGTGGTACAGGGAGCATGGGCTAATATTTATAACTCAGTTCTATCTGCTATCGGTACACCTCTTAAAGCTGCAATGTCAAACTTGGCATTAATGATTGAAAGACCTATATCTACTATGGCTGGAGCTTTATTACAAGGTGATATTGCAACCATAAGAAGAGCAAGTTATATGTACACGGTTGGTATGGTTGATACTTTGCAGCAAGCTACTAAACATATGAACATAGTTTTTAGACAAGCGTCTAGAGATCCTAGTTCTGTTGAGTATGTGATGCGTAAAGATTTCCAAATTAAAAATCAAAAAACTTTGGAATCATTACAAGCTTTTGCTGACGCTAAATCTGCTGAAGGTTTAGAAGGTCCAGCAGCAATGATGGAAAGAGTCAAAGCGATGAATGATCTTGCAGAGCATCCTTGGTTGAGATTTGGTGCAAACTCTATGACAGCGTTTGACGGATTTACCAGATCCTTTATTGCTAGTGTTGAAGCTCGAGGTAGAGCATATGATGCATTATTTGATAAAAGCACGAAAATTACAGATAAAAGTTTAAAAGAAGCAAGCGACAAAATATATAAGGAGATGTTCGATGAGAACGGGATGATTACCGATAAGGGTGTGGAGTACGCAAGTAGAGAAATAGCTATGAACCTAGATAATCCTGGGGTAGATGGCATCAATAGTTTGCTTACTTATGCACCAGTATTTAAACCATTTCTCATGTTTCCACGAACAGCTGTAAACATGTTGCGCTTTGCTGGTAGTCATAACCCATTAGGTTTATTTATTGATCGATTAAATGCTTTCAGAAAACCATTCGCACAAATGGATGGTAGTGAAGTAGAGAGATTATTAAGAGCTAATGAGGTTGATGTAGATGCCGTTAATATTGAAGCTGCTTATGAGACTATTCGTGCTGAATTAAAAGGCAGAAAAGCTATAGGTACTATCTCAGTATTTGGTGCTGTTGGATTATTTAGTACTGATCGTCTTCATGGTAATGGTTTATATGACAAGACAAGACAGAGAACTAGACAACAACTTGGTTGGCAACCTCGCTCCTATAAAGGTTGGGATGGTAAATGGTATAGCTATGAAGGTCTTGGTGCAATAAGTGATTGGATTGCTTTAACTGCTGACGTGATGGATAACTTCGATACGTTAGATTCACCAACTTTAGAGTTATATCTAAATAAAATGGGTCACATTTTAGCTGCCAATATAGTTAACAAATCATTCTTAGCTGGTCTCGAACCAATGAACGACGTGTTAGCTGGAAACCCAGCAGCTATGAATAGATGGCTTGCTAGTTTTGGTAGTAGTTTTGTGCCAGGAAGTGGACTTAGAAATGAACTTGGTAGACTTCTTACCCCACAACTAAAAGAAGTAGAACAAGAATTTACACAGTTATTAGCTAACAGAAACCCTATTGCAAAAGAAGGTTTACCTAATGCGTATGACTGGGTAGATGGTGGTCTAATTAGAGAACCACAAAACTTTTGGCAAAGATTAGTAAATACATATTCTCCTGCATTTAAACGTGGTGATGATCTTTCACCTATTAAACAATTCCTTATTGATGTCGAATTTGATGGAAGACCTCAACTAAATACAAATGGTAATGGAGTGGAATATTCTCCAGCTCAACGCTCACAAGTCACACAGATTATGGGCAAAGATAAGCTATTTGCTAAAGAAGTTCAGAGAATAATGAATACTCCAGAGGGTAGAAATTTCAGAAAAGAATACAAAAAAGCTATAAATAATGGAGTTGAATTAGATAGAAAACAATTTAAAGATATCCATAGAATGCTAAAAAGGGCGTTAAGAAATGCTCAGAATCAGGCAGAACTTAGAATTGCTGAAAGAGGAATAGTCGAAAAGAAACAGTACTACAATAGATCGATAACAGACGCCACACGTAGAGGCGACATAGAAGAAATAATAAGACTGCAAAAAGAAGCAAAGAACCTTTTATAAATCCACCCATCAATTCCTAAAGGATAAAGATGGCAACAACTGAAGAACTTAAAAATGGTGGGAGTACATCCTACAATTTTTCAATTGAATACATAAAACCGGAGGACATCAAAGTTGAAATTGATGGATCTCCGCTTACATATACAACAAATACAAACCCATCATCTGGTGAATACAAAGTAGTTAGCACCACAGTTACACTCGGCGCAGCAGCAGCAGCCGGTTCTGGGAATGTACACATATATAGACATACTGACTTAGATTCGCCAGCAGCTGTATTTGCCGCTGGTTCAGCTATACGGGCACAAGACTTAAATGATTGCCATGATTTGGTAAGACTTGCAAGTCAAGAACAACATCAACTTATAAGAACACCTGATTTAAAAGATAGTTCTGTAACAACAGCAAAAATAAAAGATGGAACTATTGTTGATGCGGATATAAGTGCAACTGCTGCTATAGCACAAACCAAAATTGCTACAGGTCTTTTACCTAGTGGCATAACTGTTAACTCGTCAAACATAGTAGATAACTCTATTGTTGATGCAGATATTAATTCAGCTGCCAATATCCAAGGATCTAAATTAGCTGCTGATTCAGTAACTCTTGATAAGTTAGGTGGAGGTACGTTACCAAGTGACATCACCGTCACTAGAACTAATATTGAAAATCGCACGATTCAAGATATTGATATTGAAGAAGGTACTTTAGATAATCGATACTACACAGAGACCGAACTAAATAACGGTCAACTAGATAACCAGTACTACACAGAAACTGAATTAAATAACGGTCAGTTAGATAACAGATATTTTACTGAAACAGAATTATCTAACGGTGCTCTTGACACTAGATACTACACAGAAAGTCAGCTAGATGGTGGTCAGTTAAACACCTTATATTACACCGAAGCAGAACTAAACGGTGGTTCACTTGATACAAGGTACTTTACAGAATCTGAAATAACTGGTGGAGCTGCTGACGTCAGATACTACACAGAAACTGAGCTAGATGCTGGTCAGTTAGACAACAGATATTTTACAGAAACTGAACTTTCAAGTGGAGCCTTAGACGGTAGGTACTACACAGAAACAGAAGCTGAAGCTTTATTCCTTAGACAGGATTCTTCAGAAACTATTGCTAGTGGAGATACATGGTCTAACTCAGATGCAAAAGTAGCAACAACGGCTGCTATCAATGCCAGGATTATTGACCTTGTTGATGATGTTGGTGGTTTTACAACTATTGCAAACGAGACAAGTTTTCCAAATACAAACCCACAAGGAGCTACTGGTCAAGCAGCTATTTTAAGTATTGGTGCTTTATCACAGGCTTATACTCCTAGTGGAACTACAGTAACTATTGCAAATGGAACTGTAGGAAATAGTACGGTAACTGTAACTGGAGTGCCTTCAGTTTTACCTCAAGGATTTGGAATATTAGTTGAATCTACTTCAACACTTAATACATATACTTTCCACAGATTAGTTCCAAAAGCTACTGAAGTGACAACAGTTGCAAGCAACATAACTAATATTGTTGCAGCTGGTGCAAACGTAGTCGACATAAATAACTTTGCAGATCTTTACCAAATTTCAAATAATGCCCCAACTCAAAGAGTGGATGGTGGATCTCTTCAAGATGGTGACTTATGGTTTGATAATTCCAATGACAATTTACGGGTATATGACGGGACTAATTGGGCTATCGTCACCCCTGCACAGAGTGTTCTTAACGATATTGCTATTGTCTCAGGTGCGATTACTTATCAAGAGGACTTAGGTCTTATAAGTGATGCTGTAACTACAGGAAGTTCTAATGGTTCATTAGATATAGTTGCAGACATACTAGAAGATGAAGCAACCTTTACTGTTACTGCATCTGGAGGAGCTTATCTAATTGATGGTGTATCTAAGCCAGCTTTAACTTTATACAAAGGTTGGACATATACATTTGACTTAAGTTCTAATACTCTTGGATCTCATCCATTACGTTTCTACGCTAACAGTTCACAGTATTCAACTAACGTAACTGTTACTGGTACTCAGGGACAAGCTGGCGCAAAGGTATCTATTAAGATTCCAGAAACTCAGCCAACTAACTTCCAGTATTACTGTACAAACCACAGTGGAATGGGTAACACCATCACTGTTAAAGATGACCCTATAAAAACAGTATCTGACAGCATAACTAACATTAATGCTGTAGCTGGTAACTCAACAAATATAAACGCAGTAGCTGGTAATAACTCAAACATTACTGCCGTAGCTGGTAACGCAACCAACATAAATGCAGTTCAATCAAACGCTACAAATATCAATGCAGTTAATGCAAACAAAACAAATATTGATGCCGTAGCTGGAAACAATTCCAACATTACTTCTGTAGCTAATAACTCAAGCAATATTAATAGTGCAGTTTCTAACGCATCAAATATTAATTCTGCGGTTTCAAATGCGTCAAATATAAACTCAGTAGTTTCCAATGCGACCAATATTAATACAGTTGCTGGAAACATATCAGATATAAATAACTTTGCAGATTTATACCAAATTGCATCATCTAACCCATCGACAGATGGTGGTGGTAATGCACTAGCTGCTGGAGATTTATATTTTGATAGTTCTTCTAATGAATTAAGAATTTATAACGGTTCAGCCTGGCAAGGTGGTGTTACTGCAACAGGAAACTTAGCTGGTACTGGAGCAAATACTTTCTCTGGAAACCAAACCATTAATGCAAACATTGTTATATCAGGAACAGTAGATGGTAGAGATGTAGCTACTGACGGTACAAAACTGGATGGCATTGAGTCTGGAGCTACTGCGGATCAGACAGCTAGTGAGATTGCAGCTCTTGTAGCTGGTCAAACTATTGCACCAAACGTAATAACAACAACTAATTTAACTCTCGATTTCGGTACCCTATAAATGGCAAAATTATTAAAATTAAGACGTGGCTCGACAAGTCAGCATTCATCATTTACTGGTGCCGAAGGCGAAGTCACAATAGACACAACAAAAGATACAGCTGTCGTACATGACGGCGCACAAGCTGGTGGTAGACCACTAGCAAGAGAAGATATGTCAAACGTATCTTCTGCTTCAATAGCTGGACAATTAGGCACAGACTCTATTGCAACATCTAAAATTGCTGCTGGAGCCTTACCAACAGACGTAACAGTTACAAATGACAACGTAGTTTCTAACGCTGCAATAGCTGGAACTAAACTTGCAAATGCTTCTATAAATGCAAGTGATAAATTAGAAAACAGTTCTATAACAGAAAATAAACTAGGAAGTGGAGTTGTAACAACTGCAAAAATAGCTAATAATGCAGTAACAGTAGATAAAATTGCAGATTTTGGTCAAAACAGAATTGCTGGAAGGATAGCAAGTGGCAATGGCAGTTTGCAAGGGCTAGATGCGTCAGAGGTAAGAACTATGATAAATGTAGAAAATGGAGCCACTGCCGATCAGACTAAATCAGATATTGATGCACTAAACATTAATGCTGACCAAGTTGATGGTTTGGAAGCTGGTCAGTTTGTAAGATCAGATGCAAGTGATACCTTAACAGGTTCTACTTATACATTTAGTTCATCTACTGATGAAAAAATTAAATTAAGTGGTGCAACCAATCCTTATATAAGATTGCAAGAAGGTACTACTAACAGAGCATATATTCAGTGGTCTGCTAGTGACAACAGCGTATACATATGGAATTCAGAAGAAAATAAAGGATTTAAATTAGGTTCAACCGCACAATGGTATGACAGTTCTGGATATGGAACTCTATGGCACTCTCGTAATGACGGTTCTGGCAGTGGATTGGATGCTGACACAGTAGATGGTTTACAAGCTAGTAGTTTCTTAAGGGCAGATACCGCAGATACAGCAGTAGGTGACATCTCATTTTCTGGTGGTGCTGGTGCTGTAACAATTTCTGGTGGTAGTGATATTCGTATAGCTGGTGGTTCTTGGGCAGGAGATTATAGTAGTGGTATAAAAATACAACCTGACCAAAGTAATAGTTATTTCCAATATCAAGGTAATTTGTATCACAGAAATACGGCTGGTAGCAACAAGCTTACATTAGATCAATCTGGTAACTTAACTGCTAGTGGTAACGTAACAGCTTACTCTGACGCAAGACTAAAAACAGACATAAGTACTATTAATGATGCTTTAGATATCTGCGGTAAGTTACGTGGTGTTAGTTATAAGTGGTTAAGAGATGGTAAATCTTCTATAGGTGTTATTGCACAAGAAGTAGAAGAAGTAATACCAGAAGTAGTTTTAACTAATGTAGACACTGACCCTTCTACAGGAGAATCAATAGAAGTTAAATCAGTTGACTACGGAAAAATAGTTGGCGTACTTATAAACGCAATAAACGAACTTAAAGCAGAACTAGACGAACACAAAAAGGGAGGTAAGTAATGGCAATCCAGAGTTCTGGATCCATTTCTATACAAGATATAGTAGATGAGTTTGGGGGGTCAGCCCCTCACTCTCTTTCTGAATACTATAGAAATGGTGGAGAAGTTCCTGGAAATAATACTAATGTTCCAACTTCTGGAGAAATTTCTCTTTCAAACTTTTATTCTGCTGTAAACGAAATACAACAGACATACAGTTCTACTAATACAAACGTAAACTTAGCTTCTGTCTTTGGTTCTAACTGGGGAACTGCTGTACCTAAACGAGTAATTATTAATAGTAGTGCAATTATGGGTGCTACTGGTAGTAACCCTGCTATCAACATACCAACTGGTATGGGTGGTACTTTAGTTATTGACAATGCTGGAAGCATCCAAGGATATGGTGGAGCAGCTAACGGTGGAACCGGAGGTGATGCTATAGCTGCAAACCAAACATCAGGCGTAACTATCAACAATACTGGCACCATTTATGGTGGCGGTGGAGGTGGCGGTAAAGGCGGTAACGGCGGTACAGGAGGTAACGGCGGTACAGGTGGAACCGGAGGACAAGGAAAATATAGTTCTTTTGTTGTACACCTACATGGTGGATACCCAGCTTCTTGGGGTTGTAGTGCAAGTGAAGCTTACGCTGTACAAAACGCTAACACGTGGGTTGGTACTACTCACTTCTGTAACCGTAGTGGTTCTTGTCAGCATGGTAGTACTGAATCAACATGGCATTGGAACTGTTATAGATGGAACTATACTAACGGTGGTTCTGGAGGATCTGGCGGTAGCAGCGGTGGCGGCGGAGGTACCGGTGGAAACGGTGGAAGAGGTCAAGGATATAACCAAAGTAGACATAATGGTTCTGGTGGTTCTAGTGGATCAGTAGGAGGTAATGGCTCTAGCGGCTCTAGCGGCGGAACAAACGCTGGCTCTGGTGGTTCCGGCGGTGCTCGTGGAACTGGTGGAACTGGTGGAACTGGCGGTATTGGCGGTACTTTTGGTAACTCTGGTGCAAACGGTAATGCTGGAGCAACTGGAAACACTGGTCATACAGGAAATCCAGGCGGTAATGGAAATCATACAAATGGGTCAAGCGGCTCAGGAGGTTCTTCCGGCTCAAGTGGCTCAGGAGGTTCTAGCGGAGGACAAGCTGGATATTACATCACCAATCGTGGGTCGATAACATTCAACAATTCCGGTACAGTTGCCGGCAGATAATTATGAAATTTAAAATTAAAGAAGTCACTACTGAGTCTGTAAAAGCAGAATATGAAGACGGTTCTTGGGCACTAGTTCCAATACAAAAAGGGCAAACAAAAGATGCCATACTTAGTCAAATTGACGAGTATGGTAATAGGCGTGCTCCATTTGATGAAGTTAAGGACGTTCCAGTTACCGCATCCGAAGATTGGTTAGACACAAGTGAAGTAGTACAAACAGAAATTGATTACAAAGATGCGAGACGTAGAAATTATCCTTCAGTAGGACATCAGCTTGACGCTTTACATTGGGCACGTGAAGGAGACGACACTAACCTTAAAGCTGTTGATGTAGCTATTAAAGAAGTCAAAGCAAAAATACCAAAAGGTACGACTTACAAAGAAGAAGAAATTGACAAATTATTAGATTAATTAATTAATTCACCCATATGCAAATTTATTTAAGAGACTTTTTATCTACTGATCAAAGAGTTTATAGGTTGATAGATTTATTAGATACATGTAAAGCATCTGATTTAAAGTTGATTCTTTTTAAAGATCTAATTTTTCATCAACCTAAAACCAAAATAACTAAATCAGAAATACATATGGTTGATACAAGATATCCAATATTAGTCACCCCAAATGGTGATAAATACGATATTGTTGACGGTCATCATAGGTATTTAAAAATGAAATTAGAAAACAAGCAAGCATGTATAGCTTTTGTTATTAGTGCTGAAAATTTTACCCAAATTAAAGATTCTTGGAAAGATTATCCAAAAGTCATTAAAGGGTGTGAAAGTTGTGGAGAATAATTATGGAATTTGCTGGACCAATAGCAAAACTACCTATGTCTGATGAAGTATTTCAAAATCTTAAACAGGCAACATTAGGTCAAAATCATGCAGAATCATTAGCTGGTGTTTTAGAAGACCAGTATCTTGTTAATGACAAAGAATGTCCAAAGTTTGTGGATTTTATAAAGGCACAATCTCTTGAATATCTACAAATAAGACACAATGATTTAATCTTTCATCATATTGTTAATAGTTTTCGCAATGACAAATGGAATAGCAATAAAGCTGAGTTTGATGTAACAAAACATTTTGATTTAAATATTGATAGGATTTGGCTAAACAGTGGTACAAATAATTCATATTCTCCACTACATATACATTCTGGGTTATTTAGTTTTATTGTCTATGTAAATATTCCTTATACTTTTGAAGAAGAGTGTAAGTTAACTCCAAACATAGAAGTAGATAAAGTTTTAAATGGTTGTACTGAATTTGTTGATAATTTCTTTTATTCAAGTATTAAAGTTGCAGTAGATAAATCAACAGAAGGTACTTGTTTCTTATTTCCTGCATGGGTTCCACATATGGTTTACCCATTTAAAAGTAAAGGAAGACGAATAACTATTGCTGGGAACTTATATCTCACAACCAAAAATGGAAGTTGAAACACCAACTATTATTATTCCGCCAGCGATAAAGACAATATCAATACCACTACCAACAGCTAAAGTACCTTTTTATAAACCTTTAGTAATACCACCTAGCGATTTAAAAAACCCAGAAGGTACTGAGCCAGAAGCAACGGAAACAGATACAGGATTAAGAGAAGTAAATATACCAGTATTAGATTTTAAAGTTCCTCTACCGGAAAACGAAATATTAATTACTGCGTCAACAACAGCAGTAGTTAGTGTGGCTGCAACCTTGACAGCTACAGCAGCCTTTAAATGGGTTGTAACAGCCATGAAACCAATACTAAAAACTACATGGAAGAAGTTAAGCAGCCGAAGAAAGGGCTGATCGGTAAATTAAAAGACGTTTCCGAAGATAAAGAACATCATTTAGAAGTATTAGGTACTTTCGTTAGATTGGGCGTTGTCGTCTGGTCCGGTTTTATCATTACTCTAAATTACATAGATTTGCCAATGATCAAAAAGACTGCAAATACAGATATTACATTTGTGGCTTCGATATTTGGATCTGCTCTTTATTCTTTTGGATTACAAACAAATAACGGAAATAAAAACAGTAAACCCCCAGTTTGCCCAATGGCAAATAAAGAAAAACCAAAAGCATGAAAAAATTTATTGTGCTTTTAGCTCTGTTATCACCCAGCATAGCTAGAGCAAACGTAGTGACTCCAGCCTTTACACACGGCTCGATGAACTCTACAACCACTACCACGCAAACTATTACAGAAGTGACCCAGAAGCAAGTCTTCGGGTCTTCAGTAGATACGTGGTCTGGAACAAACGTAACACCATCCGCAGACATCACCGGTACTGGTACAACGTTCTCAGTAACTGATGCAACTTTACCGTGGACATTAGAAACAACAACAAGAGCCGCAGGGCTAGTAGAGCAGTGGGATACAACAACAAACTACACAATAAACTCTACTACTACCTCACTCTCTGTCTTCTCACAGTAAGCCCAGCGTTTGCTGAAGGAGAGACCAATAACAATGCCAATCCAGTCGCCGCAGCGACCGGAAATGTGACCAATTCGGCTATACAATTCCAGAACAATGGAGCATCGTCGAGACAGTCATATGGCCCATCCATCCAGTGCAACGGAAGCACAATGACGTTTAGTCCCTTCTATATGGGCAACCATACCAATCCCTATACAGCTGACGAGGATACACGAGATTTGTATCCCTCTAGCTATCAGTTAAATGAAAACTGGGGATTTCAGATAAATTTTATGGTGCCCCTTGATAGAGAAGGTTTACGACAATGTAAAGCCATCGCTAAACGTCAGGAGGAGAAAATGCAATTAAATTACGAGCTTGTCCGTATAGACAACTGTACAAAAATAATGCAGCGAGGCTTTACCCTGCTACCTGGAACTCGTGTCTATCACTTGTGTTCCGACGTAGTACCAATTAGTTCATTAATTAAAAAAGAAGAAAATGTTAGCAATTCTAAAACCCCTCGTTTTAACTGGTTTAAAAAGCCCTAAATTTAAGGTTTTTGTCATTCAATTATTAGAAAAATTAGTAGAGCAGAGTGATAACGAGCTGGACGACAAAGCACTAGCCATTGTTAAAAAAGGTTTAGGTCTTTAATGTCTAATTCACCCAAAATAATTGAAAATTTCCTCCCCGATGCAATGTTTGCAAATTTTGCTTATAGAGTAATAGATCGACCACATTTTAGTGTGGCTGACTATACAGCAGATATTAGAGAAAGTGATGGAAGCATTGAAACTTTAGGTCGTGAGTTAAATCCAAATGTAAACTTTAATGAATGTATGGCACAGTCCATAATCTACAGACGACGTAACGATCAAATAACATTTTTAGATTTCTATATAGAAGCTGATCCAGTTATTCAAAAAATTCATAATTTATTAAATATTAAAAAGTTATGGATGATGCGTGTGAATTGTACTTTTGGAACTAAAGAACCACATCAAGGTGCATTCCATAGAGACATGGTTGGAACTTATTTTGATAAGCATGGAAAAATTGCCATCTTATATTTGAACTCCAATAATGGTGGAACGCAATTTAAAGATGGCGAGTTTATAAAGTCTGAAGCTAATAGATGTGTAGTAGCACCTAGTTCAGCAGAACATGCAGGAGTTTGGGCTACAGATTCTAAATGTCGATTTGTTTTAAACCTAAATTACGAGGAAAAATAATGGCAAACGTAAAACTAAAAATTGGTAAGCATAAAAGCCGTACAGGTGGGCTTACCAAAGCTGGCAGAGAGAAATACAACAGAGAAACAGGATCTAACCTCAAGGCACCACAACCACAGGGTGGTCCAAGAAAGAAATCCTTTTGTGCTCGTATGTCAGGAGTAAAAGGACCAATGAAAGACAGCAAGGGTCGTCCTACAAGAAAAGCTCTTGCACTACGTAAATGGAAATGTTAATGGCTAAAAGAGGATTGTATGCAAACATTCACGCTAAGAGAAAGCGCATTGCAGCTGGATCTGGCGAGAAGATGAGAAAACCTGGCAGTAAGGGTGCTCCTACTGCTGCAAATTTTAAAAGATCAGCTAGAACAGCTAAAAAGAAATGAAAAAAGCAACTGAAGAACAGTTTAATGAACTACATCAGTTGGTCACACAAGAATTTTTAGACAGAGTAAAAAGCGGTGATGCTACTACTCAAGATTTAAAAGCAGCCTGTGATTGGCTGAAGACAAACGATATATCAGGTGTTGCCTATGACGGTAGCCCATTATCAAAGCTGGCAAACATGTTGCCAGAGGTAGATCCAGATTTAGTAAAGGCGAAGCTTTATGGCAAGTACAAGTAGTTACTACAAGTCCAACCCAGAGGCTCGAAAGAAACGTCTCAAACAACAAGCAAAATACAACAAAACCAAAAAGGGAATAGAACTACGTGTCAACGCAAATCGACTTAATAGGCAACTTGGTACCTATGGAAATGGAGATGGGAAAGACGCTGCTCACTATAAGGGGAGTAAGACCAAAGGCCGACTCCAAGACCCATCAGTCAATAGAAAAAGCAGACTCAAAATACGTAAATGACCCCTCTATTACCTAGTCCTAAACATTATTTATACAACTTAATAACCATGACAAGTCCTGACGCTAAGAAGCTCTGGAGAAGAGCTATAAAAGAGCACTTCAACTGTACATGTGTTTATTGCGGAAAAACTTATGATTTTAATGAACTTACACTCGATCACGTACACCCTCGCTGTAAGGGTGGCGAAGACCTTACAACTAATGTTGTATGCGCCTGTCAGCAGTGCAATCAGGACAAAGGTAGTAGGAACTGGCTTATATGGATGAGAGACAGATTTGGACATATACCACTTAGAGAAAGACAAATAAGCGATCATATCGCTGCATAAATAAATGGAAGAACATTTAGTTGCTCTACAGGCAGACTTCAAGCTGTTTCTACAAGCTTTGTGGAACCAGCTGGATCTGCCCTCACCTACTAGGGCACAATATGCAATCGCAGACTATTTACAGAATGGTCCTAAGCGATTACAGATACAGGCGTTTCGTGGAGTAGGTAAGAGCTGGATTACCGGTGCTTTTGTCTTATGGACACTATTTAACGACGCTGAAAAGAAAATAATGATCATTTCTGCTTCCAAGGAAAGAGCAGACAACATGAGCATATTTTTACAGAAACTAATCATAGAAACACCATGGCTAAGTCATCTACAACCAAAGAGCGACGACAGCAGATGGTCAAGGATTTCCTTCGACGTAAACTGCGCTCCTCATCAGGCTCCGTCCGTGAAGAGTGTTGGTATTACTGGTCAGTTAACAGGAAGTCGTGCGGATCTGATGATTCTGGACGACATAGAGGTGCCAGGAAACTCCATGACGGAGTTGATGCGTGAAAAATTACTTCAACTTTGCACTGAGGCGGAAAGTATCCTTACCCCGAAAGACGATAGCCGTATTATGTATCTCGGGACTCCTCAGACTACTTTTACTGTTTATCGTAAGTTGGCAGAGCGTGCGTATCGCCCCTTTGTTTGGCCCTCCAGATATCCAAAAGACGTTACACCCTACGAAGGATTAATAGCCCCACAATTACAGGAAGATATAGATGATGGTGCCGAAGCAGGACAACCTACAGACCCAGACCGGTTTGATAACGAGGATTTACTGGAAAGAGAATCGGCAATGGGACGAAGCAACTTCATGCTTCAGTTCCAGCTTGATACGACTCTCAGTGATGCTGAAAAGTTTCCTCTTAAGATGTCTGACCTTATTATTACCAGCGTTAATCCTACTGAAGCACCCGACAACATCGTATGGTGCTCAGATCCAAGAAATATCCTTAAAGACCTACCAACAGTTGGGCTGCCTGGAGATTACTTCTACTCCCCTATGCAAATACAGGGAGAGTGGACTCCATACTCAGAAACCATCTGCGCCGTCGATCCCTCGGGCCGTGGCTCCGATGAAACAGCCGCGTGCTACCTCTCCCAGAAGAACGGCTTTCTATACCTACATGAGGTGCGAGCCTACAGAGACGGGTATTCAGATGCGACCCTGCTCGATATATTAAAAGGCTGTAAAAAGTACGACGCAACCACGTTAGTTATAGAGACAAACTTTGGAGACGGAATAGTTAGTGAATTATTTAAAAAACATATTCAACAAACAAAACAGAGAATATTTATTGATGAAGTTAGAGCGAATGTTAGGAAAGAAGACAGAATCATTGACTCTCTTGAACCTGTTCTTAATCAACATCGTCTTGTTGTTAACCGTGATGTTATTGATTGGGACTATAGATCCAATCCAGACGCAGCACCGGAACAAAGGCTTCTATACATGCTGTTCTACCAAATGAGCCGTATGTGCCGAATGAAATATGCAGTTAAGCATGACGACAGACTCGACTGTCTAGCTATGGCAGTCAAATACTACACAGATAGTCTGTCTATTTCGGCAAAGGCTCAGATCCAGATGAAGAAAGACGAAGAGTTCCAAGACCTACTCGAACAGTTCATAGAGAATCCCCAAATGGCTACCAATCATTTGGTGTTGGGGATGGATAAAGAACAAAGACAACAAGCTAGAGGTTTATCTAACGGAAACTCAGTCCCTCACTGGAACTAGGGGGGTACCCTACGTAATACAGGGGAAGGGTGGACCCTTGTAGGGGAGCTTCGGCTCCCTTTAACTAATATCCGTGAATGATATTACTGAAAACAACTCCCCCAACCTACATATAAACAGTAATAACACTATATATGCCTAGATTGAAGCTGGAGAGATTCCGGAAACTGTACAAGAGTCTGAAGACTCCTTGGAAACCGATAAATTGGATAATTTTAGGTTATTTAATTGGATGGGAGAAGAAGTATATAGAGTATGTGTCAAAAGAAACTGTAGATACTGCCATAAAGGAGTACATGCAGACCTATGATGACCGCGTTTATAAGGCAGTAGTCCAGGAAACAGAGGATGGTGGGTTCACTATTGGCTATTTTCCAGAAGGCGATGAAAAATGACATAAATTTCTGAAGCCTATTCGCAATATGGACGGACTCAAAAAACCCCCAAAGCCCCTACAAATACTAGCCACACGCTTTTACAGCGGATGCCAAGTCAATAGCCGCAATGGATCGCGCCAAAAACATTGCACGGGGTCATAATTTTTGCCAATTTTTAGGCGATTTTCGAGCGGCTCGGCGGCGGTCGGCTCGCCGTCTCACTCTCTCGCGATCTGTAACGATTTAAATATTATTGATAAAACAAACAATAAATAAGTATAAATACTTTAAAACTCGTGAAATCGCTGAGATCCATTGGTATACCTGGAGTTTGGGCGATTTGGGTGTATATTTCCATTAATTTAACTATTGCACTAATGAAGCAATAAGACTAAAATTATATTAATTACGTTGTGGCTGGATAGCCGCCCCGAGCCGTAAGGACTAACCCACGCAATGGGAACTAAATAACAGTCTTAGCAACTGACTTAAAGTAATTGCTACCGCTGGCAAGCGTTTGAAGTATGCGCCAATAAGGTTAGGCCTTTTAATAAAGTTCGATTCTTTATATTGGCTTACTGTCCACTTAGACAGTATTTCCACTTACTTAATTAATTTTATGTATTACATAGAAGATCGCACCTCAACATGCGTTGAGACTATCGCCGCGTGTCCTTTTAGACGTGTTGCAATAGTTCGCTATGTCGGCGGCAGAGAGTACACATACAGCAACGTCCCAAGTCTTGCAATTATCAATCTATTTATTAATGGGTCGATATCCCTTGGCTTTTGGGCAAACAAGATTAAAAGAACTAAGGGCGTTACTTGTAAGCGCACTGGCTTTGCTTTATTTAGTCACTCTTTATTAGGGGTTAAAAACTAATGGAAATCGAAGTTTATACACGCCGCGATTTCGGCACCGAGCGCACCTACATTGCTGACCCTGACATAAAAGATGCAATTATCACTCTCACTGGCAAAAAAAGCCTAACTCGCTGGGATATGCGAGCACTTGAGAGACTCGGCCACACTTTCAGCATCGTATTAGATCCTGAGAGCAAATTAATAACTAGCAAAACGCTATAAATCCAGTCATAGCCTGGCTTTTGGGCGATTTGGGCGGTTCGATTCCGCCCTTTGCTTTTGCTACTCACTGAGAGTAGCCAACAATCAAAACATGAAAGTCTTATTTATTAAGAAATCATCTAATGCAAAAGTTGGGCGGCTACCAGTCACAATTACTGAGTCGGCCAGCTGTCCGAAAACATGCCCACACATTAACGGCAATTGCTACGCCAAAACTGGCCCCCAGTCTTGGATCTGGGCGAAAGTAGACAAGGGAACCGCTGGGAAAAACCTTACAGACTGGGACGGTTTGGCAAACAATATTAAAGCTTTGCCAGCTGGCCAGCCTTGGAGAATGAATACCAGCGGAGACATGCCACACTATGACGGCTTAATTAGATTAGATCTTTTAAAGCAACTAATCGAAGCTAACAAAGGGCGCAAAGGCTGGACATACAGTCATCACATACTGAACACCCACAACACCGAAGCAATTAAAACCGCAACGGCTCAGGGTTTCACAATCAACGCCAGCACCGAATCATTAAGCGATGCCGACGCCGCAATAGATAAGAGTTTAAATGCTTGCTCTATTATCAGCTCCGACAATCCAAATTTAATTGCTTATTCTTCTTTAAAAGATAAAAAAACTTACTACAAAGTAAGCAAGCCAATTAAAACGCCTAAAGGTCGCCGCGTTGTTGTATGCCCCGCCCAAACTTGCGAGCCTACAAAGTGCGAAACATGTCTTTTATGTTCTAAGCCACGTGACTACGCGATAGCGTTTGTTGCTCACGGAAACAATAAAAAGAAATTAAATCAATTACTTAATTCATCCACTTAGACAATTATTCCATTATGAAAGTACTAGTTGCTTGCGAGTATTCGGGCACTGTCCGCGATGCATTCGCAAAACGTGGTCACGACGCAATAAGTTGTGACCTTTTGCCGACTGACAAAGCTGGCAAACATTATCAGGGCGATATCTTCGACATTATCGACGACGATTACGACCTTATAATTGCTCATCCACCGTGCACATATTTAACGGTTAGTAATGCTAAGAACTGGGCGGAGCTGGTTCGCACTGGTAAGCAGCAAGCCGCGATTAGATTTGTTGAGCGCATATTTAACAATAAGTGCCAACGCATAGCGGTTGAGAATCCCGTCGGCGCATTGTCCAGCCGCTCAAGTCTGGGCAAAGCTACCCAATATATCCAGCCTTATGAGTTCGGCCACGCCGAGCAAAAGAAAACGGGTCTGTGGTTAAAAGGTTTACCAAAATTAAAAGGCACAAAGTTTGTCGATGTTTCGGGACTACCTGACAAAGTGCGCCAGCGTTTGCACTGGCTACCGCCCAGCCCTGACCGTTGGAAGATTCGCTCGAAAACTTACGACGGCATAGCCGAAGCAATGGCCGAGCAATGGGGCGCAATACGTCCCTAATATTTTTACAGAATCCGCCCAAATTTTGAGCGGATTTTTTATTTTTTTTAAAAATTTCGGCTAAGGCCGCTTCACACACACGGACGCCCACAAAATCAGGGCGTTTTTTATTTTTTTTATTTTTTTTCTAGTGGTGGCCTGGAATCTCAAGGTCGCTCACGGACGCAGGGTATTTAGTTGGTTCAACTCCAGCTCGTCCAGTTGCCCAGCAATGAGCTGGGTTTATTGACAATCTATGAATCAGTCAAAGTTTATTTCGGAAGTCTATGCAATTGCATGGGCAAGTAATCCGGATCTTAATGAGTCTTCTACTTTCCAAGAAGTACTCCAGGAACTGGGATCTCTCAAGGACAAGGCGTTAAGGTGGGAGATCATCATCGACTCTTTTAAACCTGAGCCGAAACGCCCATCACTCAGGGACACTCAAGCTAGAAGACAAGGAGAGCTATGAGTACATACGAAGTAAGAACCAGTAAGACAGTATTTAACTATTACAGGTTTGAAGCTAACAGCAAAGAACAGGCTGAACAAATGGCTCTCACCTTCGGAAAGATTGGACGTATTGACTGCGTGCATGACAAGAAGAAGGTTGATTACTCGAAGGAGTTATGACCGAGTACAACGACTTGATCGAACAAGCGGACGAGCATAACAAGAAACTTTGCCGCACGAAAGACTTTAACGTTTGCGACGTGCTCACGGACGCAGACCGACAAACTATTGCCCGTATCATCGACTCTCGAGTCGCTAAGGAATACGGTGATTTATTTGAATTTAAGTGGCAGTTTCAATGCACTGGACACTTTCTTTGCAGATAAAAATTGTGACTACACCTGACAGTCAATAAACCCCCCTTGAACAAGGACAGGCTTCACACACATCTATAGGCGTCACTATGAACTCTTATCAAGTTGAATTTAAAGTCTTACCTCACTGGTCTGATTGGCGTTGGCATCTCATGGAGGCTGGCGATTATGAAGACGCAGCGTGGAAAGCTAAGAACTGGTGTGATACCAGGGGATATGAGCTAATTGATGTTAAACATATAACCGGAGTATATCCATTATGAAAAATAAACCTAATAGAGGACAAAAATACTTTCCTAATAATTGGAGAGCCGTAAGAGATCTACCCGAAGAGTTTTTGCCTAGTCTCTCGTATGAAGAGCTGAAGGAGTGGAAATGTCATCAGTATGTCATTCCCGATTCTGTCTTCGGTATCATCAGAATTGAAGATAACAACACTGGCAAGTACGTTGAGAAATATTACAACACCAAGCGCGGAGCCGAGGCTTGCATCACTCAAGCGATGAGGGAAAACAAGTCTATAACTATGGCTACGATGGACGGTATGTACCACCTCAGCCCCGAGCCGCCTACAGATTGGATATAAAAACGATAACCATTATCACTATGAATAGAACAACATATACCAGAAGGATGTGTCAATTGTTACAGCAATTGTCAACTCATCCACATAAAGAGGAGTTGCAAAAAATAATGTTGCAACAAATCCACGAAGACTCTAAGTTGTCTGTTATGGCAAGCAACTAGATAGGAGCATTTATGACACTATTCTCTTTTGGCTCCATCTATGTAGGTATAGAAAATGACAATTTTTTCGATTTTTCCATCCACTTAGGGAGACTTCACCTAGAATATAGACCAAGACCCCTTCCCACCAATGTCAGACCTCAACCCAAGCAGGGCGGTGACATGCTATCAGATGGAGAAGCTGGCTCGAGCGATCGAAGCCTTTAGAAACTCCGAGAACGCATATTCCAAAGAAATTCCTGCTCAAGTAATCGCCACTTTCTTATACGTAGCTAGTCACGATGACTGCAATAAAATCGATATGGAAAGAGAATTGGAATTATCCAGTGCAAGCGGAAGCAGGAATACTGATTGGTTAAGTGATCAACATAGGTTAGGAAAACCAGGTCTGGGCTTGATTGTTAAGTATAGGGATAGGACAAATCGTCGTAGACAAATACTTCAACTGACAGCCAAAGGTCGACAACTTGCAAACACCATGAAACAAATTCTTTATGGCGAACAAACAATTTAGAACACTGAATCAGTGTATTGATTACGCCCTTAAGAGTAGACCTCAATGGGTTCACTCAAGGTCGCGTCAAACTATCATCAATAACCTCGCATGGCCGCAGAAGGTCTGGGGTAATTGTGCCGTGAGCATGATTGACTGGATGGCAATGGACAAGCTCATCAATACGATGAAGCATCAGGGCCTTTCACCTTCCACAATCAACAAGTCAATATCAGCTGTGAAGACAGCTTTATTGTTTTGTGCTCAACGTCACCTAATTCCGGAGTTCCCTACATGCTTTGTAGGAGCACGTCAGCATGAACCGCAACAAACACCAATTGTCTATACCTTTGACGAGGTAGATGCAATGGTTAAGTATGCAAGATCTTATGAGTTTATGGGCAGAGATGATCTGGCCGACATCATATTGGCTCTCGCATGGTCAGGTGCTAGACGTGGTGAAATCCTTAAGATCAGAGCCAGGGACATCGATCTCGAGCACGGCTGGCTATACATAGGTAGAAGTTTTCAGAACAAAGCTTCCAAGATAGTACCTATACCAATAATGCCCAAGCTACATGAAGTACTTGAGCCACGTATCAATAACAAGCATAAAGATGCTCTAGTTTTTGGAGACGACTGGCA